TCTTTAAAGTCACTGCCTACTTTGAATACTTGTTTGTGAGCTGTGTAAAAAGCAATGATGTGGTTTGTTATGGCTTGTAGACTGTTCATAGTTCTGCTGATTTATTTATACGGTTTATTTTCTGTTGAGTAGATGTTACTTGAGTCTCAGATACTACAGCTGTTACAGTCATATTGCCTGACTCACTAGAGCTACCTCCTGCACTCATGGTGCCACCTGTGTTAGCACTGCCAAATAATTGAGCTGCCTGTGGTAAAGCTGTGGCTGCAGCAGTTCCTCCACCTCCACCACCAGCATCACCTCCACCACCACCAGTGCTAGGGGTTGTACCTGGTGATGATAGTATCTGCTTAGCCTTAGCAACATTGGTAGCTATCTGTATAATACCACTAGCGAATTGTGCTATACCTGCAGCACCTGCAGTGACTCCATTCAATGGGTTAGTATTAGCAGCTGCCACCAAAGCTGAGATAGCCTTAGCAGTATCTATGCCTATTTGTATCAATGCACTAGCCTTGTTAAATTTCTCTAGTTTCTTTTGGTCCTTAATGAGCATGCCTCCTAAGTTGGTAAGCCCATCTACTGTATCCTTAGCTAGTGATAGCTTTGCGTCCCTTTCTTTAGCTGCTTCTGCTACCTTAGCATTATTAGCCTCAGTTTCTATATTTAATAGCTTATCCTCATGTGCTTTTTTAAGTAGCTCTAGTGTCTCATAGTTACCATTAGCAGCCTCTACATCTAATGCAAATTGAGCTTGCTCTGCTTCCCTCTTTTGAGTTGCCTCATCTTGTAGGGTAAGCAATAGATCCTCTTGAGTCTTTTTCTTTTCAGCTAACTGAGTAGCTATCTGTGCTTTCTCCTGCTCATTATATATAGCTATCAATGATTTTTTCTGCTCTTCTGTTAGGGTAGTATTAGCCAGTGCATCTGCTCTTAGTTTTTCATATTGTGCAGCCTGTGCTAACTGTTCTTTCTCAAAGCCTTCAGCCATAGCATTAAATTTAGCGTCTGCAATCATAGCATCCCCATTGATTAAGTTCTGAGCATAGGTATCTTTAATAGCTTTTAGTTCTTTATCTTTTAATTCCTCTGCATTTTTTAAGATAAGTAATTCCTCTGCAGATAGTTTAGTGGTAGCTGTTAATCTTAGCTCAGCTAGTTTAGCGTTGTACTGATCCTCAGTTAATTTCTTAGCTAAGAATTGTTTATCTAATCCCTCTATCTCTTTCTTTAATCTCTCATCTATGAAAGTTTTTTGGTAGTCTACAAAGGCCTGCTCTCTTACAGCTTTCTCTTTCTCCATACCACTAGCCATAAGGTTAAGTGTACTTTGAATAGTCATAGCTTCTAGCTTTTCTTTATCTGCATTGAATGCTTTGAGGTCATCTAGTTGCTCTTTAAGATTATTTTTGTTAGCACCTGTACCTTTTTTACCTTCTGATACTTTTGCTTTTTGTGCATTTATTTCTGCAAGGTCTATTAGCTTAAGCTCATTAAAGCTGTTCTTTCTAGCCTCACCCATAGATGTGATAAGAGCCCTAGCTTCTGCCATTGCTTTGTTGCCTTCTGTTTGTCTCTTCTTTTTTTCAGCATCATCTATGTTTAATGTTTGTAGCTCCTGAAGGTTAAGATAGATGGTCTGTAGTTTTAATCTATTCTCTGCTATTACTGCTGTCTGATATGCAATGGAAGATCTTACCTTAGCCTTTTGTAACTCAACAGTACTCTTGCCCTCAGCTTTAGCTAAAGCAATTTTCCTATCATAGTCACCCATCTCAGACTTGTTAGCAGCATCTAATCTCTGCATTCTCTTCTCACTTGCGGCTGCCTCTCTATCCATCCTAGCCATTTCATTTTGAGCTCTCTCTTCACCTGCATGATCAGTAAGCCCCATCCAATCTGTTAGCATCTCAAAGCCAGCTATCAAAGCATTAACAGGCATCATTAAAGCATCTATTACCCCTTTTAATAATCCAAATTTATTTAACACTAAAGCTACTGCAGCCACAATAGCCACGATAACAGCTACCAATAAAAAGATAGGGTTCATTAATATCTGAGCTCCTAACTTCATGAAGGCACCACCCATAGTAGTGATTGTCTTAGTAAGGTTACCCATTCCTGCAGCTAACTCTTTAGGGTTCACACTACCCAAAGCTGTAGCAAAAGTCTTAGACTTAGCAGCTGCCTCTTCAAAGTCAAGGCTCATCAAACTTTCTTTGATACCACCTAAGCCATTACTAACCTGCTCAAATTTAGATCCTGTAGCAAAGACGGCAACAGCCTCATTAGCATCCTTTATCTGATCTGATAACTGACCTGCTGCCTGAGATAACCTAGCAATATCTGCCGGGTCTGTAGCGTTTGCTATCTCACCTTTTAATGCTTTTAATTCAGCTTTTATAGCTCCTATTCCCGAGACCTTTAATGGTATTTCTACTTCGTTCATCTATGTGTAATATTTAATTTCTATTGTTGTTCCGTCTAAGTATCCATCTACAAAGCCTACCCCTATTTGAGTGGTGGTAACTGATACTGTATTTGAGCTTGTTGAATATTGAGCAGAAATAACTCCGTCAAAATTAACATTGCTTATCATTATCGTAGGGACATTAGTACTAGAGATAAGTGAAGGCTCGTAAGCATCTAAGTATCCCTCATATGTACCTACTCCTGTTCTAGTCCAGGTTACTCCACCTAAGCTATCATTTTTAACCTGCACTATAGGATCTGTTATTCCTGCCTGTGTTAAGTTGGCTATGTAGATTAATGGCACTGTGCCTGTAGGTACTCCATTTAAACTATTAACCACTAAGTGATCACCTGCTAGAGTAGTCTCACTGATGATACGATCATCTCCTGCTATCACTGATCTAGTTCCACCAACTATCACATTACCCCTACCCATAACAGTTGCTGTTGCCTGATTAGAGAATACATTAGAGGTAGTCATTCTAGTAGTGTTAATACTACTCATTGCTAACATTTGTATAGGACCTATTCCTGCAGGAGGGTTAGGTATGTTAGGACCACTAGGTCCCATGAACGGAGTAAAGTTAATCTCACTATCAATACTGATGAGCTCCACCTTTGTGAGCTTGTTAGCATTGGCATCGTAGTCAATTACCTTATTGATATTCCACCATGAATTATCTATCCTAATCTTATCATTTAATTTCATTGCCTGGATGTCAGGCTCCTTAAGATTAAACATAGCAGTGAGCATCTTACCATTATTAATCTGCCCCATTGTCCTCCTCCAGTATCTGTTGTACAGGTTATTCTCTGTTAGGCTAGTAGGTTGGTAATAGTAGTAATCACAGATGGCGAAATTAATATCAAAGGTAGGAGTTAGTGGATCATCAAAGTGGCCTACTAGTGGATAGCTAGTTAAGTTAATTTGCCCTACAGATAAGTAGTCATATATGTAAAACTGTCCACAGGTAGCTAGTGGCTGTCCTACTGTAGTCTTATCATATAGTATCCTTATGTTTGTCTCAGGAGCTGAGCCTGCTAGCATAGGTACATAGGCACCAAAGATAGTTTTAATCACAGGAGTGGGGCTAAACAATACGGCCTTGGTAGTTACCTCTTTCACATACTCATTATCAAAGATAACCTCAGCTTGGCCATAGATGTTATTAGTAGCGTTTGTATAAGTAGTGTTAGGGTTATCCTTATCTGCAGCGTATGTAAGTATTATTTTCTTAGAGGTAAGCTCCGGGAGAAAAGATAAGTTTTGCTCTTGGTCCTTTGCTAACTTAGCAGTCCAGTCCACCTCAGCACCACTATCGTAGAAATCATCCCTATTCTGTAGCAATAGCTTGTTGGGTTGGGTGCTATCTACTTGAGCGTAGATGTTGTACATGTTAAAGATACCCTTAATGAAATCACTCTGCTTTATCTTTTTAGGCACGTAATCATTTACATCTATTGTACCACCTATAGCATATACTGTGCTACTAGGAACAATGCTAATTTGTATGTTAGATATAACAGCCTGTATAATGATTTGACCTGAAGCCGGAGCTACTCCGGATGGGGAAGTTTTTCTCCAACTTCTTACAGATGGTTGGTTACCTATAACAACAGTTTGTTGGCTTACATTTAATCCTATTGTTGCTGCCGTTAAGTTATTAAGTAAAGGGTAACTAAGTGGTATGGTAGTCTGTACTGTTTGGGTTAATAAAGTAGTAGTACCATTAGGTATAGTTAAAGGACATTGAATACCATTTTGAACACCTAACAATGTAGCAGTAGGTGATGTATTAGTATAAAGATTACTAAAGATAATAGGTTGTCCTGCACTTACTCCTATAGCCGGTTTGTAATATACATTACCTGCTACACCACCGGGAGCGCTACCATACAATACACCTCCTGATGTATTCACCAGGTTTAAAGTGTAAGTCATAGTAACGCTGTAGTCATAGCTTTGAGCATTAGCTGAGCTTATGATAAATGGTGTAGAGTATACACCTGTTACAGGGTTAAAGATATTCTGTGGATCCTCTAGCTCAGTCCATGTTGTTATGTTAATCTTAGTGGCAGCAGATTGGCTAAGAGCTATTTGTGCTATGTTAGAAAAGCCTGCCCAGTTATTAGCCCCATTGATAGTAGTTGGCGCTGTCTTTTCTGCTTTAACTAGGTAGTCATTATAATCAAAGTTATCAGTACCCCCGTTGTAAGGTATGAGCAGCTTTTCAAATCTATCATAAGACATTGTAGGCCAAGTGTAGGTAAAGCCAGCATCCTCAAATATTCTATCAAAGTAAGTCTTAGCAAATATAGCAGGCTTAAACTCTTGAGTGTTATAGATAGCATCACCACTACCCGGTAAGAAATACTTAAAACCATTAACCACTGTATTAGGGAACCTAGCGACTACATTGAATGCATCATAGGGGTGGTTAAAGTCGCTGAAGTCTATATCAGTTAGTTCCTTATTAGCAATGGCTGTAAAAAAATCTGCTTTGCTATCCTTAACCAATACCTCATAGGTTACCTGCTCCTCGTAGCCATCTGTTACCTGAGTCTTTACCACCCCTGTTAATTGCATTGAGCAGTCCTCCATTATTGGTAGGCCATCCTGAATAACTGAGCAAGTAGTAAGAGCATTAATGTTGAAGGTGCCCTCCACTATATTTACATCGTAGTAGTGGTTAAGCAAGTTGTTATTATTCTTACTGCCAGTGAGTGTAATGGTCTTAGAGAAGTTACCCTGTCTCTTTGATATATCTCTAATATCTCCTACCTGAAAATTCAAAGGGAAGGCAGTGCCCTCTTTAACATCTAGGAAGCCTGTTGCAAGTTGTATCTTAACCATTTACGATATTGTTATTAGCTAGCTTAATAGTTACATTTTGCTTAATTAAATTCTTGTTGCGTTGGTTATACACCTGGTAGTCACTAGTCATGATATTACAGCTGATGTACTCCTCACTCTCAGGCACATCACAGTCATTTGCATAAGAGCTTAGCTTAACATATGTGAACGGTGAGCTGATGAGCTCAGTAAAGTAGTTAGCCATATCCATAGTCATGAAGTTGGTAGCTAGATCTATGGTAGTGTCAGTGCTTACATAGGTGTTTGTCATACCTCTCTCAGTGAGGGCATAGTCCCAGTGGTTACTGCCATTGATAAAGCCAGGCACATCCTGATTAAACTGCTCACGTGTTACGTTACCTTTCTCATAGCTGTTAAGGCTAAAGGCAAAGCTGTTCCATGAACCTAGCTTGTCTAGGAATAAGATGCTGTACTCAGTGGTGCGTATCCTTCTATCTAGTGTTACCCTGTACCTTGCTGAGCTCATCACTCCATTACGTTCATAGTGGAAGTCATAGTACTCAGTGGTAGGCTCTATCAAGTTACCTGAACCAAAGACCAGGGTAAGCACCCCAAAATTATTAGGCCCTACTGATACACCACTAAGATGGTCTGCAGCTGTTACGTTCTTTTCAAAGATGTTACCACCATCATTACTGAATACCATGGTATCTGGTGCCGTTGGGGATCCATTAGCTATGCAGTTCACCCACATATCCTGCGATAGGGTAGCATACATATTCTTGTTACCTGCAGGGTAGTTAGTCAGGAACCTATCAGTAATGCCATTCAGCATAAAATCCTGATAGTTATAGCTTGGCCACTCAGCCCAATTGATAGCACCATTAAACACGTATCTGTTAAGCTGTTGGGCTAGGTTACGTACAACTGTCTTTCTCCCATCTGCATAGGTGATGGCTCCTCCTGTACCTGTATTGGTTACCAATGACCATAAGCTGTTTACTACGATATAAGCAGGGTTAGCTACTAACACAGTGAAGAGCCCTTCTAAGTTTGGGTTGGCTGTAGGACCAGGTAAGTTCTGAGTGATGTTAATCTGATCACCTACTATAAATGTGTTAGCTACGTTTATTCTCACTCTACCATTATAGGGAGCTGTTACCCATTGAGTGAGTGCTGCAGTGTACAAAGTGGTAGTGAGGTACTCCTCCCCTATCCTTACATCATATTTGTAATGGGATCCAGGTGCATTATATACTGAGGTGTTATTTAAGTTCAGGTCATAGCTTACCTTAGCTTGTAAAAGCTTGCTTAAATCTATCTCACCAAAGCCAGTAGCATAAGTTGGCAGCACCCGGTACTCTGCTATCTTATTTAGGGTACCACTCTGATAGATATCATAGATAAACTTGAAGCCCTGCAGGTTTACATTGCTACTGCTGTAGATATACTTAACAGGGTTATATGCAGGAACTATTACTTGTGGGGTTGCTTGTGCTACTAATGCCATTACTTGTCTTTACCTATATTAGTGTCATTACTATTATTGTTTTTAAAGCCACCCATTGCTATGAGGTAGGCATGATCTAACATGGCCAAATGTTGTTGCATCCTCATAGGGTTGTTGAATACTATCCTCACATGCTTGCCTGTCTTATGGTGGATGTAGGCCTGCACCACTTGTATCTTATGTAGCGTATCAGAATGCATAGTAACTATCATCAGTGTAATACTCCTGCCTTATGTGAGTAGTGGCATACCTGATTGCATCCATAGCATCATCGAATAGCTTGACTGGTTCGTCAGTTATAAAATCTCCTATCTTCTTCCATTTGTAATTCTCATACTCCCTCTTCACTGCCTTATCATCTTGACATATTACCCCAAAGGTCTTAAGGTTGTCTATGCCTTTCTTCACCACCTTGTTCGCATTCTGAACATCATACCCTGCTATGTTCATTTCTTGTATGATTTCTGGACGTGAGTAATCTGCTAGGATGGTAACAGTCTGCTCTATCCCTAGGGTGCCTAACTTCTCTATGAGCATAGTAGTGGTGAGGTAGCTCTCATATATCACAGGCTCTATGTAGATATCATTATCACAGTAGTACACCCTCATCAAAGCTGTGGGGTGGTTGTAACCAAAGTCTAAGCCATATACATACTTGACAAACCTAGCAGGCCTATGTGCCACAAAGGACCAGTTGCTGTATATGTTACTCTTGCTTGTTGCCTTCTCACCTAGGGCATAGATCTGATACAGTGCCTCATCTGTTCTAGCTAGATCCTCGATCTGTGCCTTGATGCTATCAGGTAGGAATGGGTTATCTTTGTAGGTAGACTTTATCAGGGTGCTCTCATTAGCAGGGAGCTCATATAGCCACGATACACTATCAGATGGGTTGTAGTCAAAGATTAGCTTATCTTCTGTTCTCATGTTAAGCTGAGTGAAGTCATCAAAGTACAGCTCATTAGCTTCATTGCACCAGGCTATATCTCTCTTCCTACCCCTTATCTTCTGCTCATCATCTACACTAAAAAACTCCACCATGCTACCATTACCAAAGGTATAGATGTGCTCACTCTTATTGTGGCTCTCCTGCTTATACAGCCCTATATCCTTAAGTATCTCTATGAAGTCCCTAAGCACTGTAGCACGTAGGGCAGGGAAGGTCTTTCTAATTACGCTCACCACCTTATTGTTATTCTGCAGGCAGTAGATAATCATGAGCTGGCACAGGCTGTAGGTCTTAGAGCTCCTGGAACCACCCTCATTAATGATAAACCTCTTATCACTTAAGATGGCCTCATAGTTCTTTTCAAATATGGCAGTCGCTTTTATATCCATAGCAAAGCTAGTACCTAGTTAGATACTATATAGTTATTGTTATTATTATTACTACTTAACTATAGTAACAGTTATAGCAGATATCTTCTCATCACCACTGGTTACATCTGTGTGCTCTTTCAGTGCATTTAGTCTCTGAGTTATGGATGGGTTAAATTGTCCTACCATCCCTCCTGTAATTTGATCGTTACGGATCTCTTTCTTTATGTGCGAACAGACTGTCTTGTATTCGGAATATCTACCCTCAGCATTATCAAAATAGTTATGTACATCAGAGTAATTATTATAGCAGAATATCTCAAAGCCCTCATTAGTCAAAGGTACTCTTAATGGTTCTGCTACCATCTCTGCTGTCTTTTGTGATAGCACCCATTTTACTCTAGGGTTAGCAGCACAATATGCTTTATACTCTTCAAAGATTTGCATTAACTTCTCAGGCGTCTCTATTAACTTTACTCTAGGCATCTTTATCTTTTTTCGTGTTTTCAACGCCTGTGTACTTTGCCTTAGGAGTGCTCTCTTCAAATAGATAACCCAATCCTTTAGATGTATAATACTTGTGGTCTTTAGCAGTCTCTTCTGTTACTGTAAAGCTGGTCTCAAAATTACCATTATACATAGTAATATATTTTCCTAGGTGTTCAGTTTTTGTCTTCATACTGTAATAAAATTAAAAAAGTGTAATATAATGCTATCCAAATTCCTGCTGCCCTACTAGCCCAAATATAATCTAGGGTAAACAAAGCAAGTCCACAGCTCAGAGCTGTAAGCAGTGACAAGATACTAATAAACTGACTCGGTTTCATACCTATATTGCAATTTGTTTAGATTTTGTTTTAATTCTTTGATCAGGTAGTAAGCTGAGGTATGAGTAATACCAAAATAAGTAGCCAGTGCTCTGCTTGTTATGTACCCTTTATCAATGTATGCCTCAAATACTATCCTTTGTACCTGGTCCACTATCTCTGATCTATATATCTCTATCAATCCCTTGTTAAAAGAGTAAGTTCTGTCCTCCCTTATCTTATCTGCTAGTTCATCATCTTCCATTCTATCGTTTGATTTGTCCTCGATGGCTGTTATTCTATCGTCTTTATGGCTTTTTGATGTACTCCAAAGGATTTGATACTTGATTGTGTTTAGCAGGTAGCTCTTTACTTTGTCCTCATCTGCTTTATAATCAATTATAGTAAGCACATGAAGGTAACTGTTGTTTATGACTGTATCAGCGTCTATATAGCTCCCCATCTTAGATAGAAAGTAAGCCGTATAAGCTCTCACTTCAGGGTAAGCCCTACTAATGTAGTTGTCTAAGAGCTTTTTCATACCAAATCATAAAATCTTTGTACCATATCCTCCTCCTAACAGATGCACAGAAGCACTCCCTAGGTTGCAGCCCATCGTACTTTGTTCTAATCCTTGCTAAAGCCACACAGCTGTGCTTAGAGTACCTAATGTTCTCAGGTAGTAACTCTATTTCAGCTACAAGGTTTATCTCAGTTTCTGTAAACATTCGTCTAGTATAAAAGCAAGTAGTGCAGCCTGACAAGCAAGTATAAAATCAAAGGTACAAAGTAAGGTAAGCCAAAAAGCCACACATTTTATACACCCTAAAGCAGAATGGATATGAATAGCCAATGTACTATTAGGTCTGTACCTAAATAATTGATCAAACATTGCTTGAAGTGGCTCAAAATTAACAAACCACCAAGCTAAAGGAACTAATGCGAGTAAATTCATGCGGTAAATATACTAAAATAAATTACAATCATATAAATTAATTCTATAAATATATTTATCAAGCTTTTTTGCTGTTTCTAAACTTACATCTTTACCTAACAAAAACCTGTCTATGTTATATTGGTGAAACTTCTCACCTCTTTCCTGTATTTCTTTTACTATTTGGTTTCGGGTTCGTGTTTTTAAAGCCTCTCTTAGATAATTTCTAAGGCTATGATCATCTATTAGCATAGGTCAAGATTTATTTCGTTATCGGCTAAGATTTCAAAGAACTTTTCTCTTATTCTTTCAACCATTTCAAACTCATTATCCTTTAAGTCCTCGTATTTCCAAATGGATCTCAGCTCTACCTTTATCTCGTTTAATGCGTGAAACATTTTTAAAGACTTTGAGGCACAATCAAATTCAAATTGGTCTTCCGGTAGGTTATATTCTATAGTTGCTTTCATAATTAAAAAGGTAAGTCATCATCATCTAATCTAAATGGTGCTTGTGGTAATTCAGCTAATCTTTCAGATGCTATTTCATTTGCTCTTGCTGTTGTGTTAACTTGCCATCCTTCAATCGTGTTAAAATACTTTATTTCGCCCGTTGGACTTTTCCATTCTCTACCTCTTAGATTGATACTTACTTCGACTTGTTCGCCTATGTTGTTTTGATTTACTAACTCCGTTTTGTCTTGTGTAAATTGAATATTAATATACTGAGGATACTTCTCATCCGTTAATATTACAACATCCTTTGATTTAAACTTGTCGCTCACTTGCTTTACTTGTCCAACAAAGTGGATTTTACCTGTTACTTTCATTTTTATTTGTTTTTAATTGTTAATAAATAAGCTATTGTACACCACCATCCCCATACAATTGCAGGAGCTAGTAAAATTGATAGTAAAATTATCATAGTTTTTGTATTAAATCATTGTAATATTCTCGACATTGTTCTATTCGTGTTTTGATATCTTCGATTACTTTATCATCCTTTGTTATTTTAAAGCTCTTTAAGCGTTTTTCTTTTGGTATGTGACCAAATGTATGCTTTGATTGTACAAACGCTCTTAAATCTAAACTTTCTTCGATCAAACTTGCTTTCCAATGTTCGCGTCTTATTTCGTCTTCAACAGTTTGCAATGGTGTGTCAATTAAACAATAGCAAAGAAATGATTCTTCTTTACCAGTTAACCACATGTATCCGTGCATTTGGTAAAAATACGATTTATTTAATAGCTCAGTATCAAAAAATGGGAAAGTTGTCGCATCCCAGCTTGATTTTACATCAAGTAGGATCTCATTAGTGTTTACATCCGGTGTTCCGGTTATCCAATCATTGGTAAAATGTTCCTCATTCTTGTATATAAATCCAACATCAAGCACATCATTACACAAAGCAATTGAAAGATCTTCTACTTCGTTGCCTTTGTCGGTGTAACGTGAGCTAAATTCTTTTCGTATGCCGTAGATTTCCTCAATAGCTAACTCGTGCAGGTATGTCTTAGTTGTTTGGCTTAAAACCTCCCCCTTAGATTTGGGAGAGGTCATTATCTTGCCAATGGCGGAGCATCTTATCTTCATTGTGCAATGTTTTTAAGTTGTTCAGGAGTTAAGTCAAATGTGTTTAATAGCTCTTTCATAGTATAATCACCCTCGCTTATTGCCTTAATTGCCTTAGCAAGTCTTTTATCGTCAATAGCGACTTTCTTTGATTCATTTTTTGCTTCGGTCTTTACTTGTTCGCCACCTGCATCTGTATCCTTATCGCTAACTATTCCTAGAATACTACTTAAAGCATAACGACGCAAGTAAGTAATTGCACTACCCAAAACCTGGAAATCATTCATTCCTTTTAATTGTACCCCTTGAGGTATTAACGTATTGCTTTCTAAATTTTCTCCACTTTCAACGTGGAATACAATTGTTATTAATTCTTTGCCATTAATCAATTGAGTGAATCCTAAGCCATGCTTTTTTAGCAATGGGTTAATTACTTCAAAGATCTTTGGTAAGTCGGCATATGTGTATCCATATCCCTGTGTTGCTTTGTGAATTGTTGGAACTTCCTGCTGAAATTCTGCTAGGCTTTTAAATAAATGTTTCATTGGTTAGTTTTTAATTGGTTAATAATTATCTACAAATATAATACTTTACTTTAATATAGCAACTATTTTTTTAATTTATTTTTATATTTTTCTATTATTTCTTTTAATTCATTTCTTGAGTATTTTTTTTCTTTATGTGCTTTGCCTTGTAAATCAATTAGTTGATCAGCTCCAATGCGTTTTTGTATACCTATTTGATAATTTAAAAGATTGCCATGTAAAAATTGATTGCAGTATACACATTGGCCGTGAACATTGTTCTCGTCGTATGTAACTGCTTTATGTCCACCCATTGAATAATAATGGCCAGCATCGAACTTTTGGCCTAAAGGTGATCCACAAGATATACAACCTTTATTTCGATCTCTATTCCTAATAAATGAATTAAAATAAATTTGAGCAAGTTTATGCAGCTCTTGAACTGTTTGAAGCTTTTCTTTAATTTCTTTCTTTTTATTTACCCATTTCTTATCATGTTCAATTTTTAACCAAATTTGTACACAATCTTTTGCAAGGCAATACTTTTGGTTAAAATTTACTTGATCAAATTGTTCCTTGCAATTCTTACATTTCTTCATATCAAAAATTATTTGCTTTAATTTCGTTTTCTAATTGTTTCATTTCAGATTTTAAATCTAAATTAATTCGCTCTAATCTATAAGATGATTGTGAAAATTCTCTAGCTTGTTTTTCTAGGATAATAAAAGTTGTTAATACTTCGCTTAGTTCGTTTTCAGTTTCCTGCATTGAATTTATTAAGTCGCTGCGATGTTCGTTTTTTTGCTCAATTTCCTCTCTACTTGCTTTAAGCTTAAGTAATGTCTTATGTAAGATTACTCTTGCTTTTAAAATTTGTATTTCCATTGTTTTTTTTTATTAGTTTATAGTCCGCAATATCCTGAATCACATTCGTTAAAATCAGTGTCAAATAGTTCAAACTGTTTATATGAGCTTTTTATTTTTTCATATGTCATTCCTTGTTTCCAATTATTTCCGTTAAAATGTTTCATACCTTCAATTTCTGTATCAATAAACCATTGAAATTTATTAGGATGTCTATCTGACATATGCTTTAAAACAATTGGATTTCTATGAAAACAACCAACGCAATTGTTCATGTATGCAAATTCAACAGGTTTGTCTTTCCAATATTCAACAATAGTATCTTTGTAAATGTTATCCTCAATCAAAGGAAATCTTGGTATTTGATAAGGCATATCTAACCATTTATTATTACCATTTTTAGATTGACCAACGATTGTTTTAAATGTTAATATTCCATTTGTTAAAGCTGCTCTTTCAGTCATGTTGTTAGCTCTTCTAGTTTCATTTGCTCTAAAACCAATACGAGTTTCTGTTATTTCTTTTATGTTTTTAAGCCAAAACTCAAAAATTGGTTGTATTTTCATTTCAATAGTGCAAGTTCTTCGCATTACAGATGGTAAATGCGTTTTTATCTCGCCATTTTTTTTATATATTTTTACTTGCTCATCAAAAGAAATGCCACTTACCCAATCTATTTTAGTTCCTATAAATTGTTCTAGATCTAAAATTGTTTTAATTATTGTGTCCTCTTCTAAAGTACCAATAAATTCCTTTCCTATTTTATCACTTACAACTTGTCTAAGCTTCTCATCTGGATATTTACACTTAATGTCATCAGTTGTTACCAATGCAAAAATATTATAATCTGCAGGATAATTTGCGGCAATGTATGCAGATGTTTGTCCTCCGCTAATGCTGTTTATTGTTTTCATATTTTTAATTTAATTGATTAATTATTTGTTTAGTTGCGTATGCTTTTTTATAAACATTTGGTGCAGGGTTTGATTGCTCAAAATAGCTTAGTCTTTCTTTGTCAAACCAAATTTCTATCATTCCGATGTTACCATTTGATCTAGGTTTAATTTTATTAAAATGTATTTCAGCTAGGTTAAAAGTTGGATCTTGCCTATGTACTGTGATCATACATTTGCCTGAATTAAACCACTCACTTCCACCTTTTAAATCATATGGCACAGGTGGATTTCTTTTTCCATTTTCTTTCTCAGTTAATTTTGGGTGTATGATCGTATGCAAATGTAAATTATTATCCTCAGCTATTTGATTTCTGTAAGGTAAAACATATTCAAGATATTGAGCGTATCCACCGAAGTCATTGTAAGGATGATTTAAATCCTTCCAACTATCTATTGATGCAGTATGTAGCTCTTCAGTTTTTTTAATCTCAACAGCCATATCCCAAAATTGAATTGGAGTTAATTTAGCTTTTACATCTTTTTTAGTCAAAACTTTAAAGTGATTTAATACCCAATCAATTGCTTGAGTAATTTCTCTATCCTCAATTACGTTTCTATCAAGTGGATTAAAACTCTTTCCTGTTTTCTTATTTATTAAATCCGCTATTATCTCAACATTGGAACCAACATCCGGAAAGTAAACCAAATGTTTCCAACCATAAAATTTTGAAGTATTCATTAAACACTCCATTAAAACCTGGGTTTTGCCACTCATTGGAAATCCTGTCCAATCTGTGCAGTTACCTAAACTCATTGAATAATGCTCATGTAGTTTAGCAAATCCTAGATATTTTCCTTTTTCGTGGTATGTATCTCTATATTTAAACAGATCTGTGATCACGTCACCGGCTTCTGTTATTTTAAATCCGTTTAACTCCATGGCGCTTTCCATTTATTAGGTTCGTTTACTTCTTTTATTTCAATTGGTTTCTCCCATGTTCTTACACAAGCTTTCCAATCAATCATTTTATTTTTACCAACCATCCAGCCCTTAGCTGAATAAAAGTTTAAGAATTTATTTACATCAACACCATTTTTTCGCTCTGAACAGTACTCAAGAATTTCATTAAAAGATGGCTCTATAAATATACTTCTTATATTCTTTTCTTTATTCTCTTTCTTGTTACTGGTCACTTGTTGGTCACTCGTTGGTCTTTCATTGGTCAACTCGCTGGTCGTTAGTTGATACTTTTTATAGTTAACTACTTCAATTACAGTTCCTTGCGAGCTTGTTTTGATGGTCAATTCGCTGGTCTTTTTTAGCTTTTCTAATGCAGTTCTGATTTGCCTTACACTAAGACCTGTTTCAATAGCTAAAATATCTCTAGAAGTTATTATTGTACCAATTTTTAAATCCATTCCTTTATATTTTTTTTCAATATGATTAGCTTTTAAAAGCAAATGTAAAAACACACGAAAAGTATTTGTATCTGAGTACCATTCCCATTCAAGAATTTGCCTATGAATTTTAATCCAGCCGCTCATATTTCCAGCTTTTGTTGTAGCAAATCATTAGCCCATATAAAACAACTAGCAGGAGATTTAAAAGAAACACTTGCTTTATCTAAAATATCAGTTTTTAAATAAATAGATTCAATATAAGCATAATGATCTTTTATTTGAATGAATACGTAGTAATCACTATTTAAATGGTCTCTAAGATCATCTAAACAACAATTAAATGTATATGTACGATGCTTAGTTGCTTTAACTTGGTAAGTAAAACCTTTCTCATCTGCAAAATCAATTTGTTGGTAGTCTCGATCAGCTAACTGTTTAAATATTTTTTCACCTTGAAAATTAAGCGTAAACCATAATTCAAATATTTTTTCGCCTATTAAACCTGTTGAGCTATTTTCTAACTCCATTGGTATTTTTATTCTTGATTTATAAGTTCTCATTTTGTTTCTTTTATAAATGTTCCATTAATCATTTTTCCATTCCTTTGTGCTATTACTTCATAAGCTGAATTTATACAATCTTCTATGCTTGTACCGTTAAAATAAGCTATTGAGGTTAACACAACTATACAATCACCAATTGCATCAATGATCTCATCATTATCATCATTAATAATTGCTTTTGCTAGTTCTCCAGCTTCCTCTTGAAATTTTACATACTGGGTTTTGATATCACCTTTTGATAAAATACCTTTATCATTTGCCCATTCTCTAATAGGATTAAATTCGTTTTTTAGTTTCATTTGTTTTTATTTAAAAAATTATTATATAAATGCATATTTGATGTAAAATGATAGTACCATCCAATTTTTAAATTTAATTCTTTAGATACTATTTCTTGTAATTTTGAAAAGCAATATTGATCATTGCAAAAGCCAAACCATAAATCGTTTGATCTCATATTAACTGTCATGCAAAGCAAATCATTTATAATTTGAAAATGAATAGACAAAGTGCACGGAGTGTCTTTATAATAAGTATCTATTTCTTTGCCATCATATATAGAAATTACAGCTTGTCTAGTATGCTTATTTTCAGCTAATTTATTTATAACCTTTTTTAATTGCTCTTTTCGTAACCATTGCCAACCATAATTAGATCTAACTAATCCATTTTCGTCCATGTGATTATACCATATTGCTGCTCTTTTAGCAATTTCTAAAGCATCAGGGTTGCCCATTAAATACCACTGCCATTCATATTCAGCATAATCATGATTCCATTTTCTAAATTCTAAATTAATTTTATTTTCTAGAGGGTTTTCTAGGTAAAATCCACAATTAAAAATAGAAAGTGTATTATTGCTTTTTAAACCTTTATTACATATTAAATCATAGTAATATCCAAATGCTTCTTGTGCGTTTTTAAATTTATTTTTCATTATAATAATTATTTAAACTTCCTAAATATGCTATAGCATCCAATAAATTATCTTCTTTATGATTATAAGACTCTCTAGACAATTTTAAAGCTATTAAAGCTTTATACATAAATACAGCGTCTACATCCTTTCCTGTCATACCACTTAAAATTTGTGCAGATCTTTTCATTCCTTCTGTAAACGGTCCGTACTCTCTTTCTTTTTCTTCAGATCGAAGATTTACAATTTCATTCGCTTTTTCTAAAATGTTCATAATGTTAATTTATTAATAAATAAAAAAGCCTCATATCTCCACAGGACTCGACTTCTGTTTTGATACAAGGCTAATAATTTCCTTTTGGATTTATGGTGTCGAGCCAATCCTTTGACAAATATAGTTATTATTTTAATCTTGAGATCTATTATTATAATTTTTATATTGAAAATTTCTTAATCTTGCTTGAATAACTGATAACTCGTTTATTGATTTGCAATTTAAGATGTCATCAATAAGATTGCGCTGATGAAATACTATTTCTATTCCTGCAAATTCTTTTTGTAGCTCCATAGTGTCTAGTAGGTAAAGCTCATCTTTTTGTCTTTCGTAAAAGTCAGCCATTGCCATACCATATAAAATTGTTGAGTGATTTAAATCAAACATCTCTCCAATACGTTTATAAATAATTCCGTGTTTACGCAAGATTCCAAATAAAAACCACCTTCTATGCACTAAATACCTGTATCTAGATTTTTCTCTTAAATTTTGTTCCTCGATTATTTGTTCTATTCGATCAATCATAATGTTTCTACTTTTAATATTAGTTTTGGCCACATAGCCATTTGCATTATTGCGTGTTCTCTATCTAGTGCTTCTAGTATTCTGATAGCTATTCGTTTTTTTCCACTTTCAAAATAGTTGTAAGTTACTTTATACCTTTTCATTTGTCTTTTTTTATAGGGTTTAAGTATTCATCTTGTGCCTCTAAATAATCTAGGTACAGCTCTAAGTTAAAGCTTCCACCTTTATCATTCTCTATTGATTGCTCTCGCCACCATAGTATTTTTCTTTTAAGACTATAAGTTGTATATGTGTATGTATTATCTATCATCTCTATCATTATTTAGTTCGTTCTGATACTCTTTATTATCCATGTGCCACTGCCATACATCAAATCTATCAGGATCTTCTAGGATGCTATCCTCAATAGCTGTTATTATTTCTTTTAGCTCATCTTTATTAGGTGTGTAGGGATGGCATACGTTGTTACACCACTGCTCACCCTTATCTAGCCAAATACTTACTGTGGTTTCATTAGTTTCCTCATCAAATGAGGTAAAGCACCACTCAAAATCAAGAATAAATTCAATGTGATAGGTCTCATACCAAATGGACGCTGTGTACTTTTCTACTTGTAAATCTTCTAGGTTCATTTTAAAGCGTTTTAAAGGTTAGTAATGTAAGCTAAGGTATAGACACTCACCCAAAACAATATAAACACCATAGCAGTGCTTAAAATGTCTCTATGCTCATCAGTGAGGGGTGTAAAGTAATAGATAAGGTCGGTTAGTTTCTTTCTCATTTCTTTTGAATTTTGTAAAGGTTATCAATTGCTTTAATTTCTGCAGATATTAACTGTGATCTCTCCATAGCAAGAGCTAATTCGCAGATACTCTCCCATTGCTTGTCAGTAAAGGCTTTGTTGGTGTTAATTTGCTGGAGTAGGTACTCAACAGCTGTTAGTTTTGTTTCCATTTTGGTTAGTTTTAATTGGTTAGTGAAGCAAATATACGAACAAACAATTAAATGTATACAACTTTAGTGTAATTTATAATCATTCTAAATAAGGAATGTAAAGGAATAGCCTGAATTTATACATGATAACCTTAAATATACTTGACATTCCTGTCACAAATCTTGGCAAAAAAAATACCCCCCTGCCAAACTAACCAAAGATGCAGAGGGGCTTAGGCAACACATTGGGCGTATTAACCTAGTGCAAACTTACAAATTAAATTTGTGACTATCAATAAATTTTATACATTTTCTATCTCCTGTAGTCTCTCTACCACATTTTATAGTAAGTATCCTACCACCTAATGGCTTAATGGGAGCTCCACGTTCAACATGCCATCCATAAGATCCATCACCGTACTCTTCCTTATAAGTTCCTGTGAGCATTAAATGTAATTGTTTTTGCTTAAGTGTGTAACCTGTTACAGAATGCTTTTCTAATGTATCTCTCACATCATTTCTGCATGAATTTTCATGGATATGGCCCATTGTAAAAACATCAAAGTTCTCATAAGTTTCTAGGGCCCTGGTTAAATTGATTGCACCTTTTGTAACTATACCACCACCACCTGATCCATGAAAGTATTTGATCTTAGTAGTAAAAGAGGTAGTATTGCCAGGGCTAAAAGCTTGCTTAACTACTAACCATCCACCATATCCTCCTACTTGTATATTAGATTTTGCTTTAAAGTTTAAAATATCTACAAATCTCTGCAGGATATCAGTCTCTTGAAATTTAATTATACTTGTCTCATGGTTACCGTATCCTATTAGCTTAATGATATGTGCATAGGGTAGGAACCACTCCACAGCTGTGTTAACTATAGAGTCTAAATACATAGCATTATTGTGCTCAGGTCTAATATCAGATTTATTTCTCCTGTTATCTCCCCTGCCCTGCATTAAGCAGAACATATCACCATTAATCATTACAGGTATCTCCTCTTTTAGGCAGTAGTCTAGGTGTCTCTTTAACATATCTCTATCACAGTGAGGGTTATCCCAGTGCAAATCACTAAGCATAGCTATCCTTACTTCACTGCCGTCTAGTGAAAGCTCGTGAACATTCTTTGAGTGTCTAATCATAAAGTTATTTAAAAGGGTTGTATAATTTGTCTAGCAGTCTTAGGATAAAAAATAGAGCTATCCCACAGCCAAAGCCCCAAAAGAATAACCTCCAATTAGTTTTGGCCTTAGTTAGCTGTACCTCTTTACGCTGCTCTTTAGCTTCCTTATATATGTATTTATACTTAAGCACATCTTGTTTTAGCACCTTAGTCTTATACCTATATTCTATCCTGGTCTGATACCTGGTCTTAGGCATCTCTAAGATCTGTATAATAGTATCTTTAGTGGTTATGAATTTTTCGTATATAAGCGTATCATTGCGTATCACTGCAAAGCTATCTATAGTATTAATTTTGATAGTATCATTTGCTATGCTTAAGCCAAACTTAACAGCTTTCTTATAGTGGTATTGTGCTTTTTTAGCATCTGAGCAGGAGCCTAACAGGCATAGTGCTATAATTGGTAGGATGTATCTCATAAATTCTGTAGCATTTGTATCATTCTAGGACATGGGTATATATCTGATTTATCTTTTCTGACACTATTGTGTGTAAATATACCACTTTCTCCCCTCAAAGCACGTTTATCAATATCAAAGATGGTAGCAAAGTAATCTTTAGGGATGTTATACTGATTACAAAGGTAAACTAGCAGCTGTCTAGTGCTCTCTATTTGTGCATCTGTGTACATTTGCCAATAGATGTGCCCTTTGTATGGTTTGTCTAAGATAGTTAGCTGAGTGTAATCTACTTTACCACCTACATAGTTATAGTAGTATCCATTTCTTTTGGTAAGTGGTCCATAGTTACAGATCTCTATGCCTACAGATAATCTATCAAGGCTCCTATAAGTTACCCCTGCCTCTTCAAATACTTCTTGCTTAAGTCCTAAATGATAAGCCCAATTTTTAGAGCTAAAGCATTGCACTATTGTGCCTTTAGAACCAATTATAAAAGCAGTGGCTACCTTACCTACTTTCTGATTAAAAAATTTAGCTACTGATACTGCATCAGGTCCACCTGCTGTATGGTGTAAATAGATTTGTCTTTTATCTGTAAGCTCATCTACAAATTGATCCTTAGATAATCGGTGCTGAATTATCTTGCTTATATCTAACTCCATCTATATCTTGTTTAATTTCTTTTGATCTCCTAAGTAACTGCTTAAATGCTGACCATATATCTATGCCTTTTACAGCCTTGTAATTTTCTGAGATAGAGATAACCTCTATACTACAAAGTACTAAAGATAGAATTTTGGTGAGCATTAATGGTACAGAAAAAAACTTCATGATAATATCATTAAGAATAAAATAATCTATCAGGTAGAAACCAATAACAGCCACCTCATAAAGCATTAATTTAGAGATGATAGCAGATAGGCCACGTGATGTAATTGGTATCTTTAATTTCTTAGCCTTCCATACACCTGTAATGGTGTCTAGTACTATAGCAAAACCAATTAAAAATAATATTCCTGATATAGGTAAAAAGAAAGCTCCTATCACTGTTAATAATTGTAATATATATTGTTTTATTGAGGCTAATAAGATGGCTAACTGTAGTCTCATAAGATTAGAATAGCGTTGTTATATCCATTTTCTCTAAGGTTACCACACATGCCAGTGCATACACTCTGAAATTGATTGATACAGCTACAGTTATTAAACATAGGCCGTAGATCTGTATCCATGTTAGTGGTAGATATGAACAGAGGGAATAGATTTTTGTTAGCAAGTAACCATCTGATTAATCTTTGCTCAAAGAAACTAGCCTTCTGTGCATAGTGCTCCATTCCAAAGGCCACCTCATTACGTGATACACTAGCAGAGTAATCACCTGACTGTGTTTGTATTCCTTTATTCTTAAGTTGGTAAGTCAAGCCAAAGACAGCATCCTCAGCACTTCTCCATGCTATTACTGGCTGTATAAACTCCACTAGATCTACCTCATCAGGAAGTAGTGCCTGGTTATTATACTGAGTAAGCAAATAATTATAGAAAGTAGTACCTAAAATAGGCTGTACTCTTAAGGCTGCCTGAGTAGCTACATAAGGTGTTAGATCTGTTACATCCACATTAGCAGTGATGGGTGTATTAACCTTAAGGTAAGTTTCTGTGATGAAATATAGCATTATACAGGGGTTGTTGTTGGGGTTACTACTATAGCAGCTGCTGCACTCTGAGTCATATCACCACCTTCTATAGGAGGAAGGGAAGCCAAAGCTCTGACCTCATTAATAGTCATAGTCTCTAATACTTTGTTAGCTACCAATGGGCTTAGTGAGTTAATTGCATCATTTACTTTGGAGCTTTCAGCTTCTAGTTCTACGATGGACTCATTAATTATCTGGAAGTTATTGATAGTAAATTCTGCAGGTATTTTTGAGATGGTTAATAGCTCATTAAAGATATGCTGTATACATGATCTAAGCTCCATTACTACATTCTTTTCAAATATTACATAAGCCTGCTTAATATCTGCACCACCTCCTAGGGATCCTGTGGTTCTTACTCCCATTAAGATAGGATCTATAGTGTGAGCAAAGCAAATCTGCTCTGTGTTAAGTTGTGAGGCTTCCTGAAAGAGACTATCATTACCATTATTAGGTAAAGCTTCTATCTTAGGTAACTGATCCTGGCTATTAGCAAAGAAAGCAACAGCCTTCCCTGCATTAGCAGCACCTTTTAACCTGTCGATAGTTTCTTTAATCATGTGCTTCTCCTCCTCAGACTGTGGTCTCTTAGGGAACATCATAGCAAAGGATGGGAATACACTATTTTGTATATTACTTTTTGCAAAGTAGCTAAGCTCACCTGATAAAAAAGCAAAGTTTAAAGCTGAGGTATATTGTGGTAGGCTGTAGTAATCCTGCCCTAGTGATTTTATCTCATAGCAATAAAGTTGCTCATAGTCTGAGCATGTAACGTGGTAAGGTTTGATTTCTCTTACATCTATATTAGTACTCCAATCTTCACATAGATAGTACATATCTTTATACCTAGATATTCTTACTTTCTCAGGTGATACATTCTCTATCTTAACTAATTTCTTAGTGCTGTCAAAGCAAAGTTTAAAATAGATCCTATTGTGCACAATTAATTGACGTGTTACAGCCTTTACTGTTTGTCTTATTTTAATTTTTCTTTCAAACATGTATAGCTCTAGCTTCTCAGGAGTAGTTAGTTTATCAGTTGCCAAAGCAAAGCCACCACCGATAACTGCATTAGTTTTGTAATCTACTATGGCACCATGTAATGGGCTAGAAAAATACATTTGATTAAGCATTTCAGGATAGAGATTATCTGCACCAAATCTCACCCACATATTGGTAGAGTACCTACCATTTACATAAGGTAGTGTTAAGTTACCTTTACCTACCGGTAGAAAAGGGGTGCTAAAAGATTGATAGCCCTCTACCACTTCTGGAGCTGTGCTCTCTTTCTTAAAAAAGTTACTATACCATGCCATAATTAATCATATATTGAAGTTCCTACTGGCCCACTTACCACCATTCTACCCTCTTCTATCACCACTCCTGTGGACTGTGCAATAGTTAAAGGTAGTACATAGGGTACTGAGCTCTGATATATTTGATAAATAAACTGCCCTTGTTTTAAAATAATATCTACAGGCTCATCAAGTACAAAAAAATTGTATCTTTCAGGGTATAAGCTAATATCTGCAGTAGTAAATAGCTGAGTAACTGATAGAGTATTCATTTCATTAGTGAAAGCAAATAGATAATGAGGGGTAGGTACAGTAGTAACCTCTGTTAAGGTTAGCACTACCTGGTTAATAGTTCCCTGTTCAATGTATATCATACCTATATTATATGATGTTAGTCAAATGTTTAGAAATAAAAAAAGCCCCACAATATGCAGGGCTAATTTTGATAGTGTTAAGTCTATTAAGATACTCCGATAGCAGCTAAAGCACCTGCAGTCATATTGACCTCATAAGCTAGATATTCATTTTCACCTAGCAAAGTAACGGCATATTTAGAACCATCTGCTCTAGCAGTACCTGATCCTTCAGCTACACCTGTAACTTGTAAGTATGGGAAGTACCAATAAAGACCATTTGCATCTAATACTATTGCAGTAAGATACTGCTGTCCTGATCCTAAAATTTTGATAGATCTAGACTTAGCAGCTTCTCGTCTTTGAAACATTAAGTTAATAGTAGAAGTAACAAAAGATGAACCATTGATTAAATCAATAGCAGCCTCTTCTGTGAAACTAGATGTATTTCTACGGATGTAGTAGTTCTCAAATAATACAGGGCTAGCCTGTAAAGTGATAGCTGTGATAGACCATCCTGCCCCTGCAGATGGATCTGCTGGAGTGATAGATGCGATTTCATCTTGTTGGTTAATCCATATTCCATAGATACCCCCACTGTTATTATCGCATGATTTTAAGATTGCCTCGAGGGCTTGACATGTTGGCATGTGTTTAAGTTTTATATAAAGGGGGTTGCCCCCCTCTATGAATTAATATTAAGAATAGTAAACGATATCACCTGGATTAACATAGTTAAATCCTACCTTCATGTTAGCACGTGTTCTGATAATTGGCTCAGCAACTGTATCTGCTAAGTTTACAGCACGTAAATCAGAAGAGTCACCTTCACCATCAAAAGCAAAAAGTAAATTATCCTTTAAAGTGATTACAAAAGTATTATTTGACATCCCTGGACAAAGTACAATCTTAATACCTAAGTAAGTCAAAGATAGGTCCTGAGTGATAAATGCATTAGTGTTACCTGTAGCTACACCTAAACGGTAGATATTAACCAATTGAGTAGGCATGTAGATACGCAAGTCAGCAGTACGTGAAGCAATAGCTGCAGGAACCAAAGCAAAAGCAGCTTCTAATTTTGCACCTAATCCACCAACACCTGAGAATGTAGTGATAGCACCTGTACCACCTGAGATAACAGGATCAATTCCAGGACCAGGAGTAAGACCATTACCAAGTAAAACCTCATAACCATCACATAAAGCAAGTTGTGGGTTAACGGAAGTTGTATCACCTTGCCATCTTAAAGACTCAATTTGTCCTGCAATAGCGTTTGCCATTTCAGACCAGTAGAAGTTAAAGAAGTTAGCTACAGTGAAATCACCGTTTGAACCTGCTGCCATTTGTAAAGATACAAAAGACTGCTCTAAGTCAAACTGACAAACCTGAGCCATAGCAGAAAGAGCACAAACGTCTACTTCTACTGAGCTTAAATCATCAGTGTTAAGGTTAGGGAAGTTACAAGGGGATGCAGCTAGCAAGCCTGTACCAAAAGTAACTGTACCAATTTTAGTTTTATACTTAATACCTGGTAAAGTACGAAAGTTGTCTGCTATCTCACTACCTCCTAGGTAAGCTTGAGCATAAAAAGCATCAGCGTTGGGTGCAAGAGCTGCACTCGGGTCGATTGTTAAATCAAATCTTAGTTTTCTCATTTTGTTTTTTATTTGTTATTGTTAAATTTATTAAACATACTTAATTTTTGTTGTACGCTTAACGCTACAACCTCCTCAACTACCTCCTCTTCTGTATCAACTACTAGAGACTCTTCAAATTGATTTTTTAAATCAGCTATCATAGCCACAAGTGCATCAACTTGCTCAGTAATAAATGGGCGTACTATCTCTAAGATAGCCTCTGCATCTAATGCAGGATCTACAGCCATTTCTTCCTCTTCTACTACTTCCTCTTCTACTACAGTATCAGACATTGCTTTTTCTTCTACTACTACTTCCTCTTCTTTTTCTCTAATTTCAGTGATTTCACCATCAACTACAACGTAGATCTTGCCGTCAATTAAGTGTTCACCATCAGGTAACTTGTTCATATTATTTAATTTTAGTTGTTGCTGTTCTTTGAGCTTCATGCCTAGATATCCCTCTATGCTGAAACCTACCTGCCCATCTGCTACCAGTTGAGCATAGTATTCTTTATCTGTTACCTGGGCTGTTACCATTAGTGTGCCTTCAGGTACCTCAATGCCAAAACTAGAATAAGCCTTATCCTCTTTGGGTGTATCTACTATCCATGCCTCAAGTACATAAGCAGGTACAGTATTATCTGTATCATGCTCTAGGTTAAACAAGTCTTTGTTAGACATGTCCTTCATAAACTTTGAATGTATCTTCTCTATCTCTTCTATAGTAAACTTAACATAGTACTCTTTACCATCCTCATCATCCTTTCTATAGATCTCCATAGGTATAAGAGCAGGTGCTACTATGCGATACTTAATATCATCTGTAAAGATCATAGGCTTAACCTGGCTATTGAAAGCCATACCCATTACTTTGATAGCAGGAGTGGATGTAAAAGCAATTTGCTCTATACCCAAGTCCTCACCATTTTCAGAGTATTCAGGATCTATTGTAATTTTGTAAACAGGTAAATTATCTTTAGCCATACCTATATTATAATTATTCATATATTTGTAAAAAAATTAACTATGGTAACTATTTTAGGAAGGGAGATCCCCAACAGAATTGAAGAGCTAACTATTGAGC